CCGGTTTTACATCTGACTTCATATTTTTCTCCTTTTATAAGGAGCCCTTTCGAGCTCCTTAAATTAATTAATTATACGTCTGATATATCGCTTGATGGCGCATTAACTTGTTTCCAAGTTGTTCCATCAGAAAATACATAGCCCGCAACTGATGAACAACAGTTAGAAGTAAATACCAAAGCTCCTCTACTAGCTGTTGCTAATAAAGTAGTTCCTGAATATTGTCCTGATGAAATAATAAGAGTAGTTGTATTTGAAAAAGAATAAACTACATTTCCACCTTGTTCAGTGTCGTTTGCTCCAGATCCAGCATTTGGATTTGGTCCACCAATAATTCCATTTAATGATACTACTGGTCCTTGAAAGGTTGTGTTTGCCATAAGTGTTCTCCTAGTTATTCCAATACCGTCTCTAGGCCGTCGACTATACGCGTCGATATTAGAAGTTAATGTATAGTAATTGAAATATAACTGAATTTATCAAATAGCGCAAGGGGTTCCTGCATCGAAAAACTACTTTTCTGTAAAGGTCTTGAACTGATATCATCTACAACCTCCTCATAGGTTATCCAGCATTTAGATGTTGAAAACATCCTTTTGCTGTCTTTAAGTAATATACCTTTTTTTCCTATTTTGTCAAGGATAGCTTGTTCTATACTTTCTGCACTATCTTCGGCTTCAATGTTAAAATCAGCCATGTGACCATACGCTCTGATTTTTACTTGAAACTTTTTTGTCATAATTCTGTCTTTCTATCAGATTAATGGAGCCCCATAAAGGGGCCCCACTAAATAAAAAATGCTTAAATATTAAGCAGATCCTTGTGATCCGAAGATACCTCTAGGGTCAGACCAGCCGAAGCTGTATCTTTCTCTAGCTTTGTATCTAACGTTACCAGTATCAAAATCACCTTCCATAGCAGTTTTGATAGGTGCTCTTACGAACATCTTCATACCGTTTGGAACATCAGTTTTGATAAAGAACGCATCAGTATCAGTTAAGAAATTGTTAACCACATAACCTTGTGGAACCATTCCCATTGATCTGATCGCGTTTGTATCGTTATCAGCAGTACCAGTTCTTAACGCTGATTTCATTAATCTTTCCGCTGTGAATTGTAATTCTTTTGGAATGATTAATTTAACACCTTGAGCTGCAATTTTTAAACCACGCTCATCTGTGAACGCATTGATATCAATCAATGATTGTTCAAGAGAAGTTTCGTTTAAGTCAGCTTGAGTTGCTAGCGTGTTGCTGAATGAACCAGCAATAGTTGGGTGAGAAGAGTTTACTAAAGAAACTCCGTCGCCACCAACGTATGATGAACTAAATGCATTATTTAGTACATTCGCTGCAGTTACCTGCTTAGTGTTTGCCATAGATCTTGCTAATGCTTTTGTATATCTAGACGCAAGTCTGTCATACAAGTTGTCCTCGATCGCTTCTTCAGTGATCGCGAAAGCAAGAGCTACAGTGTTATGAGTGTATCTAGCAGTGAAAGTTTCTTGCGCGTTGTCAAATACAACTGCAGATCCTTCCGGCTTGATTTCCGCGTTAGCGAATCCAGATAACATTACTTCCTCTTCGAAAGCTCTGTCTGAAGTCTCTACATCGAAAATTTCAAGATGCTGATTCTCGTATCTTTTATATTCCAGGCCGAATAGTGCATTCAATCCTGGCTCTAGTTCTTTAACTAGTTGTCCTCGTGATATAGCCATAATTTATCTCCTATTATATGCCTGTAAATTGTTTATAGAAATGATTGTTAACGATAGCTGTTACAACTACGTTTGTAGCGTAAGTAGTAGCGTTTAACTTTTCATTATTGAAACCTTTAGCGATTCCAATGACACGTAATTGTGCACCAGTTGAAACTGCTAATTGCGATGTATTGATCTCAACTTTAGACACGTAGTTTGCTGAAGATCCAGCAACATATACTGTGTTTCCGTTTAAGAAAATATCCGCGATAGCAAGAGTCGAGCTAGCTTGTATTTCGTATCTCTCATAAGGGTCGTCCGTCACGAAACCAACAATGTCAGAAGCTGTGTTAGAAGCTGCTAAATTGTTTGCCCATGTCGGCTTTTTAGTTGAAGTATTAGTATAGAATACTCCGTTTAGTGAACCCAATATTTGGTCAGTTGTCGAAGCTACCGTAATGAAACCAGTTGCCGCTGCTGTTACTGGATCATTTTGGTATATCGCTGACGAACTTGCCGCAATATTATATTCACTTAAACCTTGAGCGTCTCTATTCTGTCCAACTTTGCCAATTGGTAAAAGACCAAAAGGCGCGTCTGCGTTAGCCATATTTTTTTCCTTGTTTAAGTTTAGTTTAATCCGTTGGTATTACCAAAAAATTACTTTTTGTTCGTACCACCGAAAGTTACACGAGTCTGCCTCTCACTATTGATTGGCATACTTGGGTGCTGATCCTTGTAGACATCGTTGTTAATTGCGTCTTCTCGTTCCTTAGTCCTTTTTGCAAAGTACTCGTCACGAGCTTTTGCGAGTTCTACCGGTATCCTTGCCAGCGCAAGGCCACCATGTCCAATTACTCCCGCGTATTTACCTTCTTGAATTGTTGAGTAAGTTTCACCTGGATATTCATCAGCTCTCACTAATTCAAATCCTGATCTTAACTTATTCGAAACGTTTTTAGAGTCATCCTGACCTAAAATTTCAAGTCGAATCCAACGGTGTTTAAATCCGTCTTTTGGGCGCGGTGCATCCAAACTTGATGGTGGAGTCCAAGTTGTAGGTCTCTTTTCAGTAGCCCTAGTTTGGCTCGCACGTGGGGTCTTCATTTTATCGTTTTCCATATGCCTATACCTCCTTCGTGATATTTAATTGTTTCGCATATTCTTCCAATGGCACTCCTAATTTTTTAGCGATAGCAACTTGAGAAGGGGTGAGTCTCACAGTTTTGCGACCTGGTTTCACACTTCGCTTCGCTGAAGCTACTACTTGTGTCGGTTTGGTCGTTTCCGTAGTTGCATTTGTAACAAATTTGTGCGGGAATTCAAGTCTTATTCTTTTATCAATTTCCGCATAATATTCGTCACTTTCAGCATCATAACCTTCCTCGTCAATTAACTGTCTATGAATGTCAAAAGCTGTGTAAGTCATAGGTTTATCCTTACCAAACCATTGGTTTTTCTCTCCCCATGCTTCTGCTCTTGGACTTCCAACAGACGTATTTTGTCTTGGAACGTTTACTTCTGAAATTGTATTTGGTTGCTTAACTGGCTCTCTTGATGCAATTTCCTTCATTTCTTGAAGTCTTGCTTCTTCGTAACCAAGTCTTGCAATTTCTTTTTGAGCTTCAATTTCTATCGCAAGATCCCCTGCTTCTCTAGCAAGTCCTAATTTGCCTTTTGCAGCTTCTAATGCAGATATAATTTTAGCTTCTTTATCTTTTAAAGATGTCGTTTCTAAAGAACTAAATCTTTTTGTAAGTAGTTCTTTTTCAGCTTTCACTGTTTGTGCATAACGTACTGCCTCTTCTCTTTGACGTTCTGCTTCTCTCATCTTTTTAGTTAGTTTTGCAATTCTTCTTTGCACTCCTTCACTATAATCTTCTAATTCGTCTTTCTTTGCTTCTGTCTTAGCCTCCTGTTTCTCGTTGCTCGTATCTATCTTCTCGGAGCTAGCGGCAAGGGGCTTCTCTTCTTTTTCTACTTCTTTAACATTTGATTCTTTTACTTCAAACTCAGGTTCTTGCTTTGCTGTTGTGTCTTCAAACTCAACATCAACCTCTGGTCCTGAAGTATCTATATCAACTGTCTTTTTGTTTTTATCTTCTGGCATAGTTTCCTCCTATGTTTATATATAGTGAAGTACAGATTCAGGATCAGGAATAGTTCCTAATACTTCATCATCGTTTAATATACGAACTTCACCGCCTTCGATTGGTAATCGTGATCCCGCGTAGCGCGCGAAAATAACCCAATCGCCTTTTTTGCACCATGGGCCTGTCGGATATTTTTCTTTATCGTGATAGGCAAGTGGTCCAATCTTTAAAACGTAACCGCAATTAGTTGCGATTCGTAATCTGTCTAAAGATTCTTGTGATATGATAATTCCACCAGATGTTTTTTCTTTTGGTGTAAATGGTAATACTAATAATCTCCAACCCGACGGAGTTGGTAATTCATCAACTACAGATTTTATATTTTCTGGATTTAATGGTTCTTTAGTGTTCTTATCTTGTTCTTTATACTTTTCTTCAAGACCTAGGTTTATCTTTGGTACTTCCTTTTCCGAGGTCGATAACGTTTCCTTTTTCATCACTTTGCTCCTTCTTGTTTAGCAGGTTAGAGATTTCCTGAATTACTGTTTGGTAGGCATTAGCCTGTCCTTGCATATACTTGTATTTTTCCATACTGTCAACTGTTCCAGATATCATAGCATCACCAATGTTTTGGTAACTATCTCTGATAAATTTTTGAAGTTTTGTTATAAATGTTACAGCGTCCATAGCTTTCTCCTTTTGTTGGTTATATTAACAGTTCCACTTTCTTAGGGACTTATTAATCCTTGAATTTGGGTCGTTTGCAGTTTTAGCTGAAGTTAATCTTTTTTTCATCCCGCTCATGCGCGCGCAGAACGATTTTCTTCTGTTAGCAGCTTTTGATCCTTTTTTTAATTTAGATGGTTTTGTAGTTACTGCCATTGATAATTTAGAACCAGGATTTGCAGCTCTATAAGATGCAATACCTTTTCTGTTTAATCCACCAGATGGATTTTTACCTTCTTTACGTTGCCATGCCGGAGTTCTACCACCGGATGCCATCATTGCTCTACCTTGTCCTCTTAATGCTATATCGCCCATTATACTAATCCTCCCATGCTCATTTTTCTTCTTTTAGCAAATGTTGAAACATTAGTTGGTTTAGGTCCTTTGTTACCAGCAGCTCTTTTTCTAGCAACTGCAGATCGTCTTTGGCCTTCTGACATTGATCTTGCTTTTGCAAGTGGAACACATTTTGGATAACCTTTTCTTTTCTCTCCTTTAGATCTTCCACAAGGAGCATAAGAACCATCTTTTCTTTTTGATCCAATGTCTACCCATTTTTCAGCGACCCATTTTCTAAGACCGTTTGCCATATTAATATTTTTTTGTAACTTTTCTTCTATTTTCTAATACTGCACCACAACCTTTTGCAATACCACCTTGTTTATAATTAGATACCATTTTTCTTTGTTGCGAAAGACTTCCACCACCAGCTTTTCCTTTTCTACCACCTGGTGTTACTTTGCCAGAACAAACAGCAGATGCATACATGTTCGCGTACGCGCTCGGGTACACTTTAAATTTTCTTTTAGCAGCAGCTTTTCCTCTTGGACAAAGTTTACCCATTATTTTTTCTTCTTCGACATTCCAGCTTCTGAAAGAGCAATTGCAATTGCTTGTTTTCTAGATTTTACAACTGGTCCTTTTTTACCAGAATGTAATTTACCTTTTCCAAACTCTCTCATAACTTTAGAAACTTTAGCTTGGCCACCTTTGGCTTTGCCTAGTCTTTCTTGATACTCTTTTGTTTTTTTTCTTATGTTTGATTTTTCTTCAGCTTCTTTCATATCTTCGTTAAATTTTTTATAAGTGCCTGGTGTAACAAACTTAACATTTTCAACACGATCTTTTACTTTTTTAGTAACGTTTTTTACTCCTTCTTTAACTGCTTTTACCATTTTTCCAGTTTTAGTTTCTTCGTATCCTTTTTTTTCAAGTTTTGTTTCTTTTGCTTCTTCTGCTGCAGATTCTGCTCCTTCGTGCATTTCTGACATATCTTCTGCATATTCAGGATCAGAACTTCCAGCACTAAATTTTTTTCTTTTTACAAGAAGTGGAGATGTTCCTCTTTTTTGAATACCAAATCCAGCCATTATCTTTTTCCCTTCATCATTTTGCCTTTTTTCTTTTCAGACATTTTAGCAGTCATCATATCTGCTTTTTTAATCATTCCACCTTTTTTCTTAATAACACCTCTACCTTTTAAAATATCTTTAAAAGTAACTTTTCCATCACCAGTTAAATCTGGAAATGCTTTTCCACCTTTTTCAAATTTTTGTCTTTGAATTTTAGCAATTCCTGTTCCTCTCATTTGTTTTCCTAGTCCAGCCATTTTATTCTCCTTATCCGTTTTCTTGTTCTTTATTAACCGGTCTATTTGCCATAGTGCGTGCCACCGATTCTGCACTTCTTCCAACTACATATCCACCAAGACCAATTTGTAATAATGTCCAAACATCTCCTGGTAACTGTATTGTTATTGAAGCTTTAAAAAAGAATAATATAACAGGTCCTAATACATAATTCCAGACCAAGATAAATATTAATACATACATTAACAGGGGCCTCCAGCTCGATGCGAACCAGCCAGCTTTTGCTTCAGCTTCTACTATTTTAGCTGCAGCTTGTAATTCTGCTGTATTAGATTGCAGTAATTGTGTTTGTAAATCAGATTTTAATTTTGCTTGAAGATCTTTATCAGGAACAGACTTTTCAATTGTGCTAAATAGAATTTTAGCAAGAGGTGCAACAGCTCCTAACATTTGAATCATGGTTTAGTACCAAGTTGCAGTTCTTTTTTTCTCTGGAAGTATGTTTCCTTGACCTTGGACTACATCTTTTTGAGATTCATTTGGTTTTGACATTTCAACATCAACACCACCAACTAAATATCCATCTTTACCAGTAAATTTTGAATGATCTACTTGTTTAGATTGTCCAATTTTTTTATTTTTGTTTTTCATATGATTATTATACCTTATTTTTTGTATGTTTGACTATCTTTTTTTAGTCTAGCAGCCAAAACAGTCTTTTCAAGCGAAGTATTTGCTCTCAATTTAGCTAATTCTTCGTTTTGTTGTAGTTTTCTGTCATCTGTTGACTGTGCCATCATCGTTTTCATCTTATCAAGATTAATTCTTTCTTTGTTTTCTTGTTCTTTAGTAGCATTTTCTTGTGCTCTAAGGTCTAATTCACGTGATCTTAATGCTGCAATAGGGTCATTATCAATAATTGACATAATTTTGTTTTCTTCAGACATAAATTCTTCCATTGCATCAGCAATAATTTTAGCTTTTCTAGCTTCTATTTGTTGTTGCATGTTTTGTACTTGAGCTTGTACTTGTGGATTCTGCATCATCTGTGGATTTTGACTCATTTGAGCTACTTGAGCAATTTCATTTTGAAATTCAAGTTCAACTTGTTCTTGTCCCATTAAAGAAATGTGTTCAAAAATATTTTTTTCTAATGAAGCTAAAACAACAGGAGCATTTTTTGCAAGATTAGTAGACATAAAACTTAAATGAGAAGTAATATGTGATCTATGATCTTGTCCTGGGAAAGCTTGGAATGGTTTCCCTGCGAGCGCATCTACATGTTCTAACGCAGGGTCCTTTGGTGTGGGTTGATCTGGTTTATTTAAAATTCTATCTACATCTCTTACACCTAATGCATTGTACATATTTCTGTAAACTTCATACATGTTGTGAATTCCAGGATTAGACATTGCAAGTTGTAATTCTGTTTGTGCAATAGATATTCTTTGTGTTTGTGAAAATATATTTGGATCAGCAATTGGAATAATATCTACTTTATCATCAAAGTCAGCTTGTTTAATTGTTCTTTGTCCACCTACAACATCATATGGATATTCTGGTGGTAAATATAATTTAAATACATTTGAAAGAAGTCTAAATTCTTCCTTCATTGATGCATATATTCTTTTGTGAATTGCAGACATTGTTCTGCTACCACGTTCTAGCAAGGCCACGGTCGTGCCCACTGCTGCTTGCTGATTCCCATCTCCCACTTGCATGTCAGCTATCGAAGCAAAGCGCTGACCTGCTTGAACCACGACCCCCATTAATGCTAATAAAGTTTGTGACGGTTCCTTATATGGTAAAGTCATAAATGCATCTCTTAAATTTCCTCCAGGCGCATCTACATCTCTCCATTCACCAGGTTGAATAGATTGAGCATCATCTCTAATTCTAATTCCTCGTTGCTTGAATCCAGCAGGGAGATTTGACAATGTTCCTGCGTCTAACAACTGACGTAAAGCTTGCGTCGCGGTTCTAGATAAACCACCAATCATTTGAATTAATCCATTACCATAGAAACCAAATCCCGGTAAAAATTTAAAGTGTACAAAATATTGTATTTTTTGTTTTTTAGGATCAGTTTCAGAATAATTACGTCTAATAGATAAAACTTCTCTAGAATTTTCTTCAATAGTTACAATGTATGGTAATTTAATTCCTGTGGGCTCACCATTTGAATCTTTATCTTCAAAACCTTCTAAATCTAAATTTACATGACACTCTAGTAGTGTAAACATGTCTTCAGTCTGACCACTCATAGTCACACCTTCTAATTGTCTTTCTTTAGATCTAACATCATCGTCTTGAGTTAATTCATCTGATGCTACTAATTCTATATCTCTATAAAAACCTGCAACTTGTTGTTTTCTTAATTCGTTTTCTGAAATTCTAATAACATGAACAATTGATTCTGCATCTTCAAGTGAACTTGCAGTGTATGGAACAATAATATCTTGTGCTTGAATAAATTTAGAAACAGCTCGACCTAATATTTCATCATAATAAACTTTTTTAAATGTAGAACCTGATAGTGGTAAATAAAATAACATCTGATCAAACTCTGGTTCATATTCTTTCATAACATCCATAATTTGATAATTCATAAATTCAGAAACTCGTTCTGCCTGATCTTCTATTTCAGGAGTTGTTGCACCAACAACTTGAGTTCTAACAGGTCCTTCTGGTGGTAATAATTCTTTATAAGCTAAAGCTTGAAATTGTGTAACTGCTTCTGCTAATACTGGATGCGTGGCGCTAGATGCACCTTGAAATGGTTCTGTTCTAGATTCATATTTAAATCCAAGTAAATCTAATCCTTGAGTATAAGCTTTTTCCCAATCAGCTCTTGAATCTTTATAAGATTGTGTGTCTTGATAAAGTTCTGATCCTAATCTATTTAAAACTGTTTCTTCAACTACTTCTGCAAGGTTTGCATTAAATTCAGTTTGGCCAGATAAATCTTTTGTTGGATCAAAATTAATATCCACACTACCATCTTCGTTCTCAGTTACTTCAGTTGGAGAAGTTTTTATCTCTTCTGTTTCACTAATAACAAGATCTGTCTCCTGTTCAGGAGTTAAAGGTCTACTTATTGTTGGAATAGGTTTTTCTATCTCTGCCATTTGTTATTTTCTCCGATTTAACTGTTCTAACAGTATTATAACTAATATTCAAGCCCTGTGGGTTAGGTCCACGTAACGGAGGTATTGTTCTAGTTAATCTTTTAGGTTTAATCATATACAGGTCCGTAAGGTGAAGTTTCTTCAATAAAGTCTGTAGGCGCATCTTCCATTTGTTCTCTTCTAGCTTGTTTAACAGGTATAATTTTTCTATTTTCAATTTTACCTGTTGCAAATCTTTCAGCGGCTTCTACATCTCCATATATAGTATTTTTTCCTGGTACTTTTGTCATTTCACTCATTTCAATATCTACGTCATCTGGTCCATTTGCAAAATATCTAGGTTCTTTTTCAAGAACTTTAAATTCAGCAGGCTCTACCATTTCTTTATTATAATATTTTAATTTCATTGTAGGTCTGTAGTAAAGAGTTACTGGTGTACTTGATCCTTCTTGATTTCTTGGTGAATGAATATCAACTGCAATTCTTCCGTCTGGATATTCTCTTAAAAGAAATTCTGTATCTCCATCTACATGGCGTGTTACTTTTTCTATTCCTTTTGGAAGTCCACCATATCCTTTTGGTTCATGTTTATATGATGCTTCCATTATTATTTCTTTTTCTTCAAATGGTTTTCCTTTTATTTTTATTTTTTCAACAAGATCTGGAAACCAAGGATACATTCCTTCTGTTTTTTCAAATTTAATTTTAGACACTGTTCCGACTGTTTTTGCAGCTTTTTTAGTTCCTTTTATAGATTTAATTAATTCAGGTGCGGCCGCTACCCCTGTTAATAATCCTAAAAATCCACGTCTTCCAATTTTAGGTCCACTACCTTTTGATAATCCAATTCTTCCACCATCTGCAGCTGAAACTTTATATTCACTAGGTAATTCTTCTGGTGGTTGTTCAAGTGGTTGTTCTATTTCTATTTCTGTTTCTGTATCTTCTGGAACAATCTGCCTATAGTTTTCTACAATTTTTTTAATAACAGGTGTTTCCATAATAGGCAATCTTGTTTTCATTTTTTCTTCTTTAAAAGGTTGCATTGTTTCTTTTTGAAATTTTTCTTCTGCTAGTTCTATGTCTTTTTTAAAAATTGATTCATTTTGTTCTAAAAAATTCAAATATTGATTTGGATCGCCTTGATATTGAGGATCTAATTTTTTTGCAACTATTGCAACATCTTGTGGTTTAAAAATTCCTTCTCTAAAATCTCTTAACGTATCAAGTCTTTTTTCTGCTAGCCTACCTTCAGGTGGAAAATTTTTATATTTAGCAAGAGCCGTAACAGGTCCTGGAATACCAAATCCTCCGTACAAAACAGTGTCTAAAATAGGTTCTCCAGCATCATACATTTCAACAAAATCTTTTGCTCCTATAGCTGTTCCTAAAACTCCTAAACCTTTAAGTGTTGCTTTTCCATATTTTCCAGTTGCTAAATCTTCTCCAAAACTTTCTAATCCAGGAATAAAACTTGTATATAAAGCACCTTGTTTAGGATTTAATCCTAAATTTTTAAGTTTAGCAGATTGTTGTATTTTATCTGTAGTATTTACTGCATCTTTAAACTCATCAACAATTTTTGTTAATGGCTTAGCTTGTGTTTTTATTATAATATTGTTTTCTTTTGCAATCTTTAAAATATTTTCTTTAGATGCATCTGAAAAATCATCAAAATGTTTTATATTATTTTTAACTTCATTTAATGTGTTTCCATATTTTATAAAAGGAACATCGACATTAGGATTTTTATTTTTAAATTGTAAAGCTCTTTTATTATAATCTTTAACTTTAGATTTATCTCCTTTTAATGCAAGGTCAAAGGCTTCTATAAAAAATTTATCTATTTTTCTACCTTTTAAATTATTTGTAGATGCTTTTAAAAATTGAGTTGCTTCTAAATAACCTGGCGCGTTTTTAAATGTAGCAGAAAGACCTACTGCTTCATCCGCTACTCTTCCTTTACCTCTAATTTTGTTTATTAAATTTTCAGTGTAATTAATATCAAAACCTCTTGCCTTATCTGCAATATTAAATTTATATCTTCTTAAATTACCTTCTCTAAATCTAAATAATACAGTGTTTTTTTCTATATGATCCGATATATTTTTTAATTTATTTCCTGTAGGTAGTCCTGGTATTCCTGTTCTTGCACCTTTTAACGCTTCTAAATATTTAGCCACATCATCAGATACTTGAGTTGATAATTTTAATTTTTCAAGATCATCCGCTTTTGTAAATTTTGTTTTGTAAATATTTTTTGTTAAATCGTCTAATCCTATTGTTGGATTTTTTTTAAATTGTTCATTTATTAATTTAATTCTTTCTGCGGATGCTGCTAATTGTTGTTCAGCTCTTGCTTTACTTCCTGCTGTTTGTCTTTTTTCTATTAAAGAAGCATCTAAATTTTTAATATCTTTAATATTATTTTTTAAATAATCTTTTATTTTTATTCTATCAAATAATTCTTTTGTACTTTCCTTTTGTTTTTCTCCTTTTAAATAACTTCTTAAATTTTTTGAAAACTCACTTGTTCTATTTTGACCACTTGCTGAAGTATATCCAAAAATTTTGATCCAATTATCAGCTGTTGGATTTTTTTTCCATTTTATTAAATCATTTAAACCTTCTTCAAAAATATTTAATCTATCTCCTTTATATTGTTTTACGTCTTGTGGTAATTCACCAAATACACGTCCTGCTTTTTGAAAACCAACTCTACCTCCATCATTAAACTCTTGCACAGCTCCTAGCTCCTCGACACTCGTTTCTGGAACAATGTCCGGTTCCGTCCCTGTATATAACGGGACTATAAAATCGCGTCGCAAGTAACGAGGGTTTGCTTTGAAGTTCATAGCCTTCTGATATTTTTTAATTTCGCTCATTATAATAATCCAGCGATTCCACCGTTAGCATTTGGTTCTCTGCCAGTAATATCAAATTCATCTAATATTTGTTTTTGACTTAGATCTTCTCCAAGATTGTAAATTTGATTATAAAGTTCTGGGTGATCTCTTCTTAAAAGTTCAGCCATCATTTTTTGATTTTGTTCATTTGTTACATCCACTAATCCTTGTTCATTTTTTATAAACATTGATTTGTCATATTGATTTAAAACTCTATTCATTTCAGCTTCTAAAACTTGTTCTGGTATAACTTTTGGAGATTGTTTAGGTAATCTATTTATAGATGTTATATAATTATAAGCTTCTTCATAAAGTTCACTTTGTTGATCCCCCGATAATTGATCAAATGTTTTTTTATATTTTTGTTCTGCCATAACTTCTGCAAGTGTACTCGCAGCTGTTTTAGGTTGAGTATAATCTGGAAATATTTCATCGGCAGCCATCGCAGCTGTTTTAAATCTTTTTTGTGCTTCTTCAAATGTAGTAACAGGTTTTAATGGTTCTAAATCAACCTTACCTGTTTTAATAAAATCTAATGTTTTTTGTTTTCTACTATCATATAAACCTTTTCTTAATTCTTCAAATGTATCAAAATCTAATCTTTTTTCTTCTGCTTTAAGTATTAATCTATTTTCTGTGTCCAAAGTTTTTCTTCTGTAATCAAGACTTTTATTTGATCTTCTAGGATCTAACGAATCAATAAACTCTAAATGTAATTCATTATATTTTCTTTTCTTTTCAAATGAATCTAATGGAGAAGAAGATATTTCATCTATTTCTTTTTCTATATCAGCAGTAGTTCTTGTAGTAGTTTTTTTTGAAAGTAATCTTTCATCAATAGTCTCTGGTTCTGCATCCATAACAGTTGTACCTGTTGGCTCTTCTGCTCGTCTAATTGGTTTTTTAGGAATTGTAACTTCTCCAGTTTTTGGATCAACA